GTTGTCAAAATTGCCCACTCACGCCAGCTTTTGAATCGGGATTCTAGTTTTGGTTTTTGTGATTCCGTCATTACTGACCTCCTACTCGTCATAGTTATACCGTATGTATAACTACCTAGGACTGCACAACTGTATGGGCAACAGTCATGCAGTCTTGAGCTAGTTATTGATATAGCTTTAGGTCATCTTTTTCTGAAGCAATACGCTCGTCAATGTCAAACCCTTTGGCGTCTGCATAATCTTTGATAGTCCAAAGAATATGTGACTTTGTTTTTGGGTCAAGTGTTGCGTCTTGTTGCACACACTCTCGCACGTTGTCTACAAATAATGCAACGTTTGCTTCGTCAACCCACTTGTAAGGTTTTTCATAAAAATAAATTACGTCACTTGTATCGTTGAAGTGATTTATTTTATCTAGCAAACTAGCAACAGTTTGTATAGTGTCTTGGTTAGTCAAATCATTTCTGTTGTAATGAAATGACTGGTTTTCTTCAATGACCTTGATATATTCAAGCGCTGTTAAATTCTCAAGAATATAATTGGCGCAAGTGTTCTCTTGGTCTGTAAGGTTAGTTCTTAGGGTTATCATCATTTCCTCCTCCCCAATATTTGTGTAATACTATTCCTTTTATTTTTACTTCGCATGAATCGTCAATGCATGAGATTTTCTCAGCAACTTGATTATGCAATTCACTTGATATTGAAGCTGTGTGATAATCAGTTTCAAACTCAAGTTCAATTTGTGCAACTACTTTGCGATTCTTTTTGTTTTGGTCATGCTTTTGTTTGCGCTTGTCCAAGTCGTCAAAGAACTCAAAATTGTTCTCACTCATTTGGTACCTCCTTTTTTATAAATACCATAAGGCACACAGTTGCAATTTTTTCAATGGTATATCTACATAAAGGGGATAGTAGATTTCTCAACACTTACTTGATTTTATTTTTAACTGTATGCCCTAGCTACTTATGGTCTTGTGACTGCTTTGTAAATAGTCCAACCAATTTCTTTGCTGACTTTATTGTCTGCTGTAATTAGGTCAAGGTCTTTTCTGTATCTAGC